TGGGAAATATTCACTTCCAGCAGGTGCATGGTATATTAGCGAAGCACATACCTTTCATAGAGTTGTGTGTCCTGAAAAAACAATAACAAGACTACACATACTTGAAAAGGAAACAAAAAATAACTTGACAATAAAGAGAAAAGATAAGCCATTTGTTTGTCCTTTACAAGACTTTAAAAAGTCCGAAAAAGAATGTTGGGAAATACTTAGGACATTCTTTTGAAAGCAGTAATAAAAAATAGAATACAGATAATGGGTACACCTGATGTGTTCAATAAAATAGAAAAAGAGTTGACTTATACTTTACCTCCTCGTATGCCACAAGACCCACCTATGGTGCTCAAAACAATTAGGTATATTAGAAAAGGTTTAATCTCTATTCCTGTCGGAAGATTAGATTTAATCCCAGATGATTACGAAGTTTTCGATAAGAGGATTAGTGTGGAAGCAGACTTTCCTAAGTTTAAGTTTGATTTACGACCAAGCCAAAAAGCAGTTTATGACGAAGTAGATGACTGTGCTATAATTAACGCTTGGGTAAGTTGGGGAAAGACTTTTACAGGTTTGGCTATCGCAGCAAAACTTGGTCAGAAAACATTAGTTGTTACTCATACAACTACATTAAGAGCGCAGTGGGAAAAAGAAGTAAAAAAAGTATTTGGAATTGACGCAGGAGTAATTGGTGGTGGTAAATTCAATGTAGAGCCTCCTATAGTAATTGGCAATATACAGTCATTATACAGACGAGTAGACGATATAAAAGAAGTATTCGGAACAGTTATTTTAGACGAGATGCATCATGTATCAAGTCCAACTTTTACGCGTATAGTAGACGAAATGCCTGCTAGATTTAAAGTAGGACTGACAGGAACACTAGAACGAAAAGATGGAAGACATGTAGTGTTTAGAGATTACTTTGGACATAATGTATTTAAACCGCCAAAAGAAAATTATCTAATACCTAAAATAGATATTTATAAAACAGATATAAGATTTATAGATGGTTCGTTTACGCCTTGGGCAGAACGAATCAACGACCTTACTCACAACGAAGAATATGTCCATAGTGTGAGTATGATAGCGGCAAAGTATGCTGCAGAAGGACATAAGGTATTGGTTGTTTCCGATAGAGTACATTTTTTAAAGAGATGTGCTAATCTAGTAGGAGATAAGGCAGTATCAATAACAGGCGATATGAATTTTGAAGAAAGAGAAGAAGCTATGCAAGAAGTAAGAACAAGTAAAAATATTTTATTTGGAACACAATCTATATTTTCAGAAGGTATATCATTAAATGAATTAAGTTGTTTAGTACTAGGTACACCAGTTAATAATGAACCATTACTTACACAGCTTATAGGTAGAGTAGTCCGAAAACTAGATGGCAAAAGACAACCAGTTATCGTAGATATAAACTTAAAAGGAAAAACAGCATCTCGTCAAGCAAACGCTAGGATGGGATATTATATTAGAGAAGGTTATGAGGTAACCGTATTATGACAGAAGAAACAAAAGAAATCCAATTAAATTTGGAAGAGATGAGAAAGATGAAAATCTTTGTAGCTACTCCAATGTATGGTGGTCAATGCTATGGACTATATACTAAATCATTAATGGACACTACAAGTATGTTTATGCATTATGGAATTGAAATGCAGATTTATTATTTATTTAATGAATCGTTAGTAACTAGAGCAAGAAATTATTGTGTTGCTAACTTTTTAAAATCTGAGTCAACTCACATGTTATTTATAGATAGTGATGTTGCATGGCAAGCCAAAGACTTAATGTATATGACTCACTTAGTTGCAGAAGATCCTGAGAAATATAGAGTTATGACAGCACTATATCCTAAGAAAACTATAGCTTGGGAGAAAGTATTAAAAGCTGCTCAGTCAGGAACATTTGACGATAATCCAGTAGCACTAGAAAAGGTAGCGGGAGACATGGTTTTTAATCCAGACCATAAAGCATACCCAGATGGTAGAGCACCCATATATGAGCCAGTAAAAGTTAAAGAAGCAGGTACTGGATTTATGATGATACATAGAAGTGTATTTGAAGAATATGCAGAAGCACATCCCGAGTTAGAGTATACTCCTGACCATTTAAGAGAAGGAGAGTTTAAACTAGGAGAGAAAATTCATGCTTATTTTGACTGTATAATCAATGAAGAAAACAGATATCTAAGTGAAGATTACATGTTTTGTGAAAATCTGAGAAAGCAGAATATAGATATATGGACATTGCCAATGGTTGAACTTATGCATTGTGGTAGTTACATCTACCAAGGCAAACTAGTAGATATGGCATTGAATGACGTTCATGCAACAATGTCTCCAGAAGATATTGGAAAAATTCGATCTAGTCGTCCGTATGAAGATGACAAAAATAGTTCTTGACAACATCTATAAAATTTGATATAATATGTTATTATTTAATTGGAATGAGATTTTAAAAAGAAGCAAAGGAAATGTTTTGGACACCATTACAATCCTGCGAATTATTACTTTTAAACTTACACCCAAAAATTACAACGACCGAGTGTTTAAATTTTATGAACACTACTATGGCGGACAGTCGTTTCTCTTGAATCCTGAGAAATTGCTTAATGCTGGTCGCAGCTACTCAGATAAAGAGGTAGTGGAATATGCAGGAGTCGCATCATTCCGCAATTACTTCGAGTATGTGCAAACCAAAGACTCCACACTTGACCTTCTGATGTTACCAATATCAGAAGATATTATTACTAAAAACAGACTGCTTGACATAAAAAACGGCAGGATTCATTTTATGTTCGAGGAGACACAATAGGAGAATTATTATGGCAATAGGCTTTAATGTAACCAAGGGCTCAGCCCAAAAAGATAAAATATCAACTTATAACTACGCGGATAAGGAAGACCACAAGGTAAGACTAGTGGGCGACTTACTCCCTAGATATGTCTACTGGATTAAAGGAGAGAACAACAAAAACATCCCTATGGAATGTTTGTCTTTCGACAGAAACTCTGAAACCTTTAATAACATCGAACACGACCACGTAAGAGACTTTTACCCAGACTTAAAGTGTGGATGGTCTTATGCGGTTCAATGTATTGATTATTCAGACAATTCAGTTAAAGTATTGAATCTTAAAAGAAAATTGTTTGACCAAATTATTGTAGCTATGGAAGACTTAGGTGATCCAACAGACCCAGTAACTGGTTATGACATTCATTTTAAAAGAAAGAAAACTGGACCTCAAGTATTTAACGTTGAGTATCAGTTAGCTGTCTTAAAATGTAAAAATAGAGAACTCTCAGAAGAAGAAAAAGCAATGATTAAAGACCTAAAATCTATGGATGATGTACTTCCTAGACCTACAGCTGATGCACAGTTGGAGTTACTAAGAAGAATTAACAACCAAGATGGCGGGGCTGAAACAGTAGACTCAGAGTTCGACGTATCATGATTGGGGTAGGAAATACATTTCCTGACTTTCACATGATTGGAGTGGATGAAAGCAATAGCTTTATAGATTTAGATGTATTAGCACCCATTGATTGGACTGTTATGTATTTTTATCCAAAAGATTTTACTTTTATCTGCCCTACTGAAATAGCAGGAATGGACATGTTAGTGTCTGAAGCAGATGTTATCGGCGTTAGCGGTGATAATGAGTTCTGTAAGTTAATGTGGAAAGAGTCAAATGACTTAATTAGAAACATTAATCATATCCTGGCGGCAGACTGTGGCTTGAAATTATCTAGTAAACTAGGGATAGTTGACGAAGGTAATGGAGTATGCTACAGAGCTACCTATATCATTGACCCAGAAGGGGTTATCCAACATGTATCAGTTAATGCACTAGATACAGGCAGAAATGCCAACGAAGTACTAAGAACACTACAAGGCTTAAAAGCTGGTGGACTTACAGGTTGTGAATGGCAACCTGGAGAGGATTTCGTAGGATGATATTATTTACCGCAGACTGGCATATTAAGTTAGGTCAGAAAAATGTACCTGTAGCATGGGCTTGTGCTCGCTACAATATGTTCTTTGAACAGATAGAGGAAGTTATTGCGGAAAATAATTGTGACTTACACATCATTGGTGGGGACTTGTTTGATCGAGTCCCTAGCATGGATGAGTTAACTTTATACTTTGATTTTATAAAGAAAGTTAATATAAGAACAATCATTTATGACGGCAATCATGAAGCCACAAGAAAAAATAAAACTTTCTTTACTAATTTAAAGAAAGTGACAAGTAGTATTAATCCTTTAGTAGAAGTGATTGATACCACATATTACGAAGATAACTGGGCAATATTACCTTATGCAGACTTACATAGAAAAGATGCAATAGAGAATGTTGATGCAGAAATCTTATATACTCATGTTCGTGGAGAGATACCACCACATGTAGTACCAGAAGTAGATTTAGAAAGATTTGACAAGTTCAAAAATGTGTTTGCTGGAGACTTACATGCTCACGAGAATACTCAAAGAAATATTGTGTACCCAGGAAGCCCAATGACAACATCTTTTCATAGA